AGTGCGGAATACCAGCAATTTCCAGCTGGTGGATCAGCTGATCAGACTCGGAATCCGTTACCTCAAAGAGGAACAGATGAAAAGTCCGATAGCTCTCTTACGAAGCCTTCTCAATGACTTGAGAAGGTTGAATCCTGATGTGAAAGGCCTCGATCGTGATATCATCACGATCGAGCAGAGGTTCGAAAACGAAGGTTATGGCTTCCTAACCATAGCCTTACCTGCTTTAGATGGAGCACTACTCTTAGGGCTCTCATCTGGCAAGTTTACCTGCCCAACTGGCTTTAAAACAGTCAGAAGGGGAACAATCCCGAGACTTTTTTCGGGTATGTTCTGTAAGGTTTTCGATCCGCTCACCGGGTTACTTGTCGAGGTACCTGACTTAGGTACACTTGAGGGCTTACGTAAAGTCCTCATGCTCTTCAAGAAAACACGTCTCTCTGCCGAAGATGAAGATATTCTTCATCAGAAAGCGGTGAACGAGTTCTATCAGTGCGATGACACTGCAAGTAGGGTTATTATACCCGACAGGCATGATCATCTCATTGGTCGTGTTTGTAAGTTGCTACTCAACAACCTCAACTTTAAGGATGTCGAAAATGCGAAATATAAACACGGACCCGGTGCTGTCAAAGAAGGTTACAAGGCGAACGAGAAATTTGCCGCCTTGTACGACGCCGTCAGAAGTGACGACGACGTTCTCCGATACTGCGGACTCTGGGGAATTGGTGAAAGCCAATTCGACGTGGTCCAAGTACAGGGGGAATATGTCCGACGAAGCGTTCTCAGAGATGAGAATGCGACAGGCGGCCGGCTTTCAAAACTGGCTGGCCGCAAACGGCATGTTCTCCTGAATGGAGATACTCTCGATGACAGAGCTTCTAGAAGCAGTGCTAAACTAATTTCCGTTCCGAAGAATTCTTCTTCGAGACGGACTATTACGGTTGAGCCTCTACTGAGACAGTTTGTTCAGCAGGGACTTAACGTTCTACTTCGCGAAAGTATTTCGGAATGTAGAATCTTGCGTAATTGTATAGCACTTACCGACCAAAGCTTGAATCAAAAACTTGCTTTGGAAGGATCCCAGTACGACAACTGGGCAACCATCGACCTAAAGTCTGCGTCAGATCTGTTGAGTCTTAGACTCGTAAAATCTGTATTCAGACATAATGAGTCATTCCTGACTCATATGATGGATTGCCGTTCGCCCTATGTTGTGTGCGAGAACAAACCCGCACTCATCTTAGGGAAATTTGCCGGAATGGGTAACGCTTTAACCTTTCCAGTACAGTCCGTCTGCTTTGCGGTGGTCTGCATAGCAGCTATCTTGGATAGTCGGGGTCTGACTCCGACTTACTGGAATGTTAGGCGTGCTTCTAGGTGTATTAGGGTTTATGGTGATGATATCATCATAAAATCCCAATACGCTCATCAGTGTGTGGAATGGCTTCATGCTGTTGGCCTCAAAGTCAACACCAAGAAGAGCTTCCTTGTTGGAAACTTCAAGGAGAGCTGCGGTGTGGATGCGTTTAGGGGAGTTGATATAACTCCCTTCTACATTAAACACCGGCCAGACCAAACCAAGGCCGATCCTAGCGTTATTGCTGGCTTCGTAAGCTTATC